AGAAGAGTGTTTAGAATTGAGGACATAATGGAAATGTCTAACTTATCAGTAAATGAAGTTGGGCCTGATGGATACGATATTTTTACTTGGAGAGGTTCTTATAACTGCAGACACAAATGGGTTCAACTTATTTATAAGGCAGAGGGTAGAATTATCAACAATACAGTAGATGAAACAGGACTTGAAGATGAGGACGGAATGCCAGGCCCTGATACAAGAACAACAGCCACAATAGATGCGGGTAATACCCCACCAAGAACAGGATTTTCAACAGATAAGTTTGAGGAGAATGTTTCAGCACTTGCACCATACACAGACCAAGTCACTAGAAAGGTTGTAAAAAAACCTGTTTTAACTGGTGATATGGAAATCACAACACTACCTTTATTTATAAATAAAGAAGATGCTGAAGCTATGGCTGAATTGTTGGGTTGTGAAGGTTGCCACGAACACAAATACGGAGATACAATACTTTATATGCCTTGTGAAAAACACCCTGAAGGTTATGGTTTAGAAGACGCTTGTTGGGAAGGGTATGAGCCAATAGGATTGAAAGATGACGGAACGCCTAATTGTGTTCCAATAAAAGAAGAAATGAACGATGATGGGACTTATACTACTGGTGATTTTGCTAGCTATAATGATTACCCTGAACTTATCCGTAAAAATGCACAAGCGGCTATAGATTATATTGAGAAATCAGGTAATCCTAAAGGTTGTATGACACAAGTAGGAAAAGTTAGGGCACAACAATTAGCTCAAGGAAAACCTATCTCTATTGAGACGGTAAAGAGAATGAAAGCCTATATCACAAGACATAAGGTAGATTTGGAAAGTTCTAAATCATACGAAGATGGTTGTGGTAAATTAGCGATGGATGCTTGGGGTGGAGTGGAAGCTCTATCTTGGGTTGAATCAACGATAAAAAAGTATGAGGAGATGTCTTCATTTTCAAGTCAAGATGAATCGTCGTTTGAGGTATTTAATAATGAGAAAAAATTAGTAGTAGGCCCCGCTATGATTCCTGATAAAATGATTATTAGAAGGAATGAAATAACAGGGGAGATTTACTATGTATATTTTACAGCCGAGACGATTTTAAAGCTACAACAGAAGTTTATGCAAGAAAAACTCTTGGATAAAACTAACATAGAACACGGAAGAAAGTTTCTTAAAGGTGTTGATGTTGTTGAGAGTTGGATTGTAGAAGACCCAAAATTAGACAAACAACAGGTATTCGGTATGGAGTATCCAAAGGGTTCCTGGATGTGTATAATGAAAATAAATGACGATGCTACTTGGGAGAAAGTCAAAGAAGGAAAACTAAAGGGTTTTTCAGTTCAAGGGTATTTTTTAGAGAAGGCAAAGTTTAACGCTGAAACTCATAAAGTCCTTGAAGACATAAAAAACATTCTAAAAGAAATTAAATAATATGACTTACCAAGATGCTATTAGAAAAATAAATAAACTGCTTGGATTGTATAAGTTCAATTCATATAAGGTTGCCGAAAAGGGTGATGAACTCATCACGGAAGGCGAATTGGCGATTGATGAACCCATTTATATCATAACTGATAATGGGCAATTACCCGCCCCTGATGGTGAGTTTGAACTTGATGATACAACCAAAATAAAAATCAAGGACGGATTAGTCCAAGAAATAAAATACGATATGGAAACAAAACAAAACTTCGTAGAAGCTATGCTAAAAGACGGAACTGTAGTAAAGTCCCCTACTTTTGATATTGGTGAAGATGCTTTTATTGTTAGTCCCGATGGTAAAGAAACTCCAGCACCCGATGGTGAGCACGAATTAGCGCTCAAAGACACATCAGGTAATGAGAATGTATTTAGAATCGTGGTTAAAAATGGCAAAATTACTGAAAGAGAAAATATAGAGGAATCAAACCCTGAAATGCCTGAAAAGGAAGATATGGGTATGGCACCATCTTTAAGTGAAGCTAATGATACGATTGACGACCAAGAGTTCAAGAAAGCTATGATGGAAAAAGTAGATAGTATTGCAACTAGAATTGAAAAAATGGCTGCCGATTATGAGGATATGAAAGCTAAAGTCGCAAAGTTCTCAAAAGAACCTGCTGGCGAACCTATCAAACTTCCAAAGAACATCGCAGCTGAATTAAACGCTTACCAAGATGACGCTTTAACTGCGTTGGTAAGAACGAGAGCTAACGCTTTCAACAAAAAATAAATAAATAAAAAAAACAAAAACGAAAAGAAATGAATAAGAAATACGATTTCGGTTTTAATTTGAGTTCATTAGCAACCTACACAGATGAGGTTGGTGGTGAGCTTATTAGACGCGCTATTTTGGAAGGAGAAACAGTAAAAATTATTAAGGTGCAGCCAGGGGTTAAAGGCTCGCAAGCGATAAATCTACTTGATTCTACATTATATGTGCAAGATGGTTCGTGTGGTTGGACTTCTTCAGGTCAAACAACTTACACACAAAGAGACATACAAGTATGTCAATATAAAGTAAATGAGGCATTATGTCCTGCAGACTTGAATAACTATTGGTTAGGTCAATTATTGACTCCAGGCTCTACGCCGACTACGGTTCCTTTTGAAGCGCAAATTAGCGAATTAAAAGTTGCCCAAATCAGTCAGTATGTAGAAAACCTAATCTGGCAAGCTTCAAGTGCTGACACTTGTTTCTCTGGATTTATTGAGTTGATTGATAATTTAACAGGTTCAGTTATTACTGTAACTGGCACTACAACTTTAACTTCATCTAACGCATGAGCACAGGTGGATTTATTAGTTGAAGCAATCCCTGATGACATCGTAGATAGAACTGACCTTGTAGTGTTTATGTCTCATAGCAATTACAGAAAATATTTGATAAATTACAGAACGGCGAACTACTACCACTTCAATCCTGAAAACTCATATGAAGATTTCAAGACATTCCACCCAGCAACAAATATTTTGGTGCATCCAGTAGGAGGTCTAAACGGAAGCAATAAATTAGTCCTAATGCCTGCAGGTTATGCAGTTTTTGGATGCGATTTGTTAAGCGACCAAGATAATCTTTCTATGTTTTATTCCGTTGATTTTGACGAGGTGAGATTGAGAGCTAATTTTAAGGCGGGCGTTCAATTGGCCTGGCCGCAGTTCGTAATCCAAAACGGTATTGCATAAACTAAACTTGTTCCGTATGGGACTAAAAATTAAAAAATAGAAATTATGAGTTTTTCATCTTGTTTTATCACATCTAATGTGTGTAAAGGTTGCAGAGATTCAATTGGGGGAATCAAGGCTGCGTATATTGTTGCTGGTTGTGTAACTGGAACAACAGAAAACGGAGACCAAGAAATCCTAACAGTTGGTGCAACTGGTGGAACTGTTTATCAGTTCCAAGTTGAAAAGAACACTTCTAATTTTGTTGAAAACATACAAGCAAGTTTAGAAAATGGGACTGTGGTGTATAACCAACAGGTAAATCTTGTGTTCTTGAAATTACAACAAAGCACAAGAAACCAAATTAAACTTCTTGCTCAAAATACCAATTTAAAGGTATTTGTTGAGACAAATGAAGGAAGTATCTTTTATTTAGGCGAAGACTTTGGTCTAGCTTTAAGTAGCGGAACTGCTGAAACTGGAACTGCTTTCGCAGACAGGTCAGCATATACAATTATGCTAGAAGGTTTTGAAAAAGAACCTGCTAAAATGTTGGCTAGCTCTATTCAATCTACATTAGTAGGTTTGAGTTTAGTAGATTGTTCTTGCTAATAAGAAAAAAATAACTATATTGGGGGGTGAAACTGTAGAAAGGAGTATCCCCCCTTTATTTAAGCCAAATTAGAAAATGAAAAGAAATATCGGTAAAAAAACTTGGGGAGTTTTAGGAAAACAAGAGACCTATTTTTATCAGCCAGGATTAGCTGTAGGTAATAAAGAAAAAACACCATTAAATGCTAGTGCTTTTGATAGTTGGGACTTAAAAAAATCCAAGTATAAAAGGGTTGATTTGGTGCCAAGACAAATGGAAAATGATTTACAACAAGCAGGGGTTGTTCCACAGGTTGCCAATATTACGCCTACTCCCACTCCTACTATCACTCAAACAAATACTCC